CGGCAACTCAAGGTTACAAACCAAAAACAACTGGTATACAGCCCGTTTCTAAAGATACATCTAAAAAATTACAGACTTTTGATAGTACCGGTGGAAATATGAAAACTGGTGAAAAACGAACATATGGTACAACTAGAGTTTTAAAAACAGATGCAGGATATAGAAAGTATGAGGTTGGCAAACCTGCGTCTAAAAAATGGGCATTTCACGGGGTAGATTATAGTGGAAACCAAATGAAATCTTTTTTTAATCAAACTAGTGATGTGTTAAAAGGTAGTAATCCTTATTTAAAAAGAAAATAATTATAAATAAAAGCTATGAAATTAAAAAACGGACCTCTACAAAGAGCTGGTTATAATAAGGACGCTACCACGCCTTTTATGCAAAATCAAGTAGATGAAACATCTGGAGAGCCACAAAAAATTAGCTCTGTAGATTTTAGCGCTATGGAAAGTGCTGGTGCAAGAGGAGAAGCCGGTGGACTTTTACCAGCTAGTTACTTAACAAAAGCAGGCGTTCCTGGTTATGAAAATAAAAAAGGTAAATTTACAATAAGTGAAAAAGAAGCTGAGCAAGTTAGAGCTTACAAAGCTTCTAAAAAACAATAAATGAAAAAGCTATTAAGTCTTATATCTGGTGGTTTAATTAAAGATATCGGTAAAGTTATTGATAATTTAACTACTACAGAAGAAGAAAGATTAGCTGCAAAACAAAAATTGCAAGAACTTTTAGAAAAAGCGGATCAGGATGCTCAAGGTCAAATTACAGAGCGTTGGAAAATGGACATGCAGTCTGATTCGTTCTTATCTAAAAATATTCGCCCATTGGTACTTGTTTATTTAACTTCTATATTTACTATTTTAGCTTTTGCTGATGGTAACGTTGGAGGTTTTCAAGTAGCTGAAGAATACATACCAATATTCCAATCACTTTTAATAACTGTGTATGGGGCTTATTTTGTTGGTAGAACCTGGGAAAAGAGTAAAAAATCAAGTGATAATAAAGATAAGTAATTAAAATAATCTAATTAAATTAAATCAAATGAGTAAAATTACAAAAGAGCAATTGGAAAAAATCCAAGAGCAACAAGGAAAATTACAAAACATTTTAACTGAAATCGGTGTAATGGAGGTTCGTAAACACGAAGCCATGCACGTTCAAGCTGTTCTCTCTCAAGAAATTGAAGAAACTAAAAAAGAACTTGAAGAGCAGTACGGTGCTATCAATATTAATATGCAAGATGGTAGTTACACTGAAATTAAAAAAGAAGACGAAGCTGAATTAGCCGTCGTTAAGTCAGAGGAATAATGAGTAGTGTAATTAGAAAAATAAGTATAGGTTCTGATTACAAGAATGATGCAATGCATTATGCTGTAGGTCAGCAGGTTTACGGTGGTCATGAAATTTCTCATATACTACACAGTGAGTCTGACAACTCTTACAGTATACACATTAAAAAAAACAACGAGGTATTGCCATGGAAGAAGTTTAATTCTAACATGGCTATATCCGTTGAATATGATTTAACATATTAATGAAAAGTTTATTTGACTTTATCGTAAAGCCTATTAATAAGCGATACGATAATGAAGTTAAAATAGGTAACAAAAGCCTAGTAACTAATGCTAGCACAGAAAACTTTAGAGCAGTAAGTAATACAGCAGTGGTTGTTTCAACACCATCTGCTTATTCTACTTTAATTAAAAAAGGTGATATAGTAATTATTCACCACAATGTGTTCAGAAGTTTCTTTGATGCTAGGGGTAAGCGAAAAGATAGTAGATCTAAATTTATAGATGATCTTTACTTCTGCTCACCCGACCAAATTTATCTATATAAAAGTGATAATAATTGGAAAACTTTTCAAGATAGATGTTTTATAAAACCTTTGTTAGATAATAACGATCTAACACTAGATAAAGAAAGAAAGCTTATAGGAATACTTAAATATGGTAATAGTTCCTTAGAAGCTGCTAAAATCGTTCCTGGTGACCTAGTTGGTTACACACCGTTTGGTGAGTTTGAGTTTATTATAGACGATGAACGATTATATTGTATGAAATCAAATGATATTGTAATTAAGTATGAACACCAAGGAGACGAAAAAGAATATAATCCTAGCTGGGCAAAAAGCAGTTGAGGAATTAATTAAGGTAGCTAAAGAAGCTATTGTTGATTCAGATGATGATTTATCAGCTGATCGTCTTAAAAATGCAGCTGCAACTAAAAAGCTGGCTATATTTGATGCGTTTGAAATACTTAAACGTATTGAAGACGAGGAAAACATACTAAATAATAAAACTGTAGAAAAGAAGGAAAATTCTTTTAAAGGTTTTGCTGAAGGAAGATCTAGATAATGTACGAGCAATCATTATTTAAAATATTACCTAACCACATTAAGCCTAAAGTAATAGATAAAAAAAATAGGTATAATAAATGGGAGTACGGTTACAATGAAGAGTTTGATGTTGTTGTAATTAGTAAGACTGGTAAAATAGGTGATATATACGAAATACAAAATTTAAAAATAGCTTTACCAAAAAGTGAAGATGTTTATAAATTTGAAGATAACAAATGGAAACCGTTTGAATATCCAAAAGAATTACAAAGAATAAAAACTATATTCGATTGGAAAGCGTACGATGAAGATTTCAAAGAAAAATGGTACGATTATATCGACAATGAGTTTAAACGTCGTGAACAAGGTTTTTGGTTTAATAACAAAAACAAACCTACTTATATTACTGGCACTCACTATATGTATTTACAGTGGTCCAAAATCGACGTTGGAAACCCAGACTTTAGAGAATCAAATAGGTTATTTTATATATTTTGGGAAGCTTGTAAAGCAGATAGAAGATGCTTCGGCATGTGTTATCTTAAAAACAGACGATCAGGATTTTCTTTTATGGGATCTGGAGAAATTGTTAACCAAGCTACAATATCAAGTGATGCTAGATTTGGTATATTATCAAAATCAGGACCTGATGCAAAAAAAATGTTTACTGACAAGGTTGTACCTATTTCAGTTAACTACCCGTTCTTTTTCAAACCCATACAAGATGGTATGGATAGACCAAAATCAGAACTTGCGTATAGAGTTCCAGCGTCTAAGCTTACAAGACGGAACATCACTTCAACAGATAGACCAGAAGAACTTGAAGGGCTTGATACAACCGTTGACTGGAAAAACACTGGAGACAACAGTTATGATGGTGAAAAATTAAAACTACTAGTACACGATGAAAGTGGAAAGTGGGAGAGACCTAATAATATTTTAAACAACTGGCGAGTAACTAAAACTTGTTTACGATTAGGTTCTAGAATCATTGGTAAGTGTATGATGGGTTCAACATCAAATGCTTTAGATAAAGGTGGTGAAAACTTTAAAAAACTTTATTATGCATCAGATGTCACAAAAAGAAACCGCAATGGACAGACTAGCTCAGGATTATATAGTTTGTTCATACCTATGGAATGGAACTACGAAGGATTCATCGATTCTTATGGCGCACCTGTATTCGAAACGCCAACAGAAGATACACGTGGACCTTTTGGAGATCCAATAACTCAAGGCGTAATAGAGCATTGGCAAAATGAAGTCGATGGTTTAAAAAACGACCAAGATGGTTTAAATGAATATTATAGACAATTTCCTCGCACAGAGGAGCATGCTTTTAGAGATGAAGCAAAACAGTCTTTATTTAACTTAACAAAAATATATCAGCAAATAGATTATAACGCTGATTTACAAAATACAGCTACCATAACAACAGGTAGCTTTCAATGGGAGAATGGTATTAAAGATACTAGAGTTTTATTTTACCCAAATAAAGACGGTAGGTTTAAAATATCTTGGGTACCACCATCTGATTTACAGAATAGAATAGTTATTAAAAACGGTATTAAATATCCGGGAAATGAACACTGCGGTGCTTTTGGTTGTGATAGCTATGATATATCTGGTACAGTTGATAAAAGAGGTTCTAATGGATCTTTACACGGGCTCACAAAGTTTTCAATGGAAAACGTACCACCAAATTTATTTTTTTTAGAATACATAGCTAGACCGCAAACTGCTGAAATATTTTTTGAAGATGTTTTAATGGCTTGTGTTTTTTATGGTATGCCTATTCTTGCAGAAAACAATAAACCAAGATTACTTTATCATTTTAAAAGAAGAGGTTATAGAGGTTTTTCTATAAATAGACCAGATAAAGTTTATAACAAGTTGTCTGTAACAGAAAGAGA